GTTCAACATCGTATGTACTTGATTTCTGTATTCTGATTAAGTCCGGACTAACATCTTTAAATGTAGAAAAGAATCTACTTGTTTGATGAAAATTAAAATGCGTCTCACTTGGCAGCAACAACAAATTATCAATTTTGTTATTATCTCTATTCCCGTCTATATGATGCACTTCAAATTTGCTATCAAACTCTATATTAAAGTATTTTTTATAATACTCTCTATAATTATTCCTTGTTACTTTCATTTCATTCCCCTCCCTAAAAACTTATTAATGAAGTATATTTGTCCTTTCGGTGTCACTTTGGTGACGGTATAAACCTTACTTTCCCCGTCACAAATAACGCTTGTTTTCTTCAAATGAAATAAGCCCATGTTCATGTATGTTTGCGTAGGTTGATTGTACGACTCTCCCGAACTGCAAAGGTATCCGGCTTTTCTCAGTCGCTCGTATAGCTGCTTTTCCCCGATCTGATAACCGTTTTGGGTGATAAGTTTTGCAAGTTCACACACTAAGATAGATTTGTTAGAGGCGGAGACCGCTTCACTGAACAGAACTTTCGGCTTATCAGCTTCGATTTTTGCGTTTTTTTCTTCGATCTGCTTTTGCTGATTCTCTATAACTTCTTGCTGTTCGGCAGCAAGCAATAATGCTTCACGGAATGATTTAGGAACGTTAAAACCTCCGTTCTTAATAGTTTCCTCCATTTTATTAAAGGCTTTTATATATTCCTCTTTAAACATACCAGCCTTAACACCAGTATACCCCATAACAAGAAAGCTAAAACCGTCTTTAGTCATTACATACATTGGCAACTCCTTGTTTTGCAGACTAATATAAGAGGAAACGCCAAAATTGGCGGCTCTAAATTCGTCTGAACATGAAAGGTTTTGAATATCTCTAATAACTTTATTATGTTCCTTTCCGAACTTTTCAGCTACCAATAAGCTGTTAGTTAAAACTTGATTTGATTCTCCTTTAAAAACTAATTCTTTCATTTTCTAAAATTTTAATGATTAATACTATTTGCTATTCAAAAATGAACTTATCCGTTCTTTGTACTCCGCATACTTTTTCAGTTCTTCATCCGTTAACTCAATGAAGCATCCACCATCAATTTGAATATACTCTAATTTTCCCCTCTTAATAAGCCTCCATATCCAAGGTACTGTAACTCCCTTTAAATCGGCATAACTCTTAATCTTAACTAAGTTTTCTACTTTCATATACATACTGTTTTAAATTTTACTCTGTAAATATAGCGTTTATTATTATATACTGCAATGGAAGAACATCTATTTTTTATGATTTAACATTCTTTGTTTTGCAAATATCTGATAATTAGGTATAGACAGACTGCACAGAATAGTGCTGTACAAAAAACACCCACACAACTAAAAAACGTTGGTGGGTGTATTATAGGTTACTCGAAATGTTGTGACACATTAACAAGTTGGTAACATCGGGTTGTATTTAAACCGATCTCGTTCGCAAAACTTTCAGATATTGTTATCATCCTTCAAACATCTTTTGTATAGCCCTGTAACATTCGAGGGAAGTATAAAACTTCTTTTTCCTTGGCTTTAATTTCATTATTTTCCTTCTTCCCCCGTCTACCGTTGCATATACAAGTTTATCCACATAATGCGAATAACCAATAATCCTTTTCATAAGTCTATTCTTCATAATCTAAATCGTTTTCAAGTACATAATTATCCTTTGCCTGTTCGTTAGTTTTATTAAAATTATACTGATCTTTCTTTTTCATCCCACGGGTTAAAATCTTCCTCAATCGGTGGGTTTTCTTCATGAAATTGTTTCATTTATTTGCTGTTTTTAGTTCTCCGATTGTATAACACTTAGTTGTATTAGTGCCGGGTAGTCTATAATTAGCCTCTTTTATATACCCACGCTTTAATAATCTGTTTACAGAATTGTATAATTTGCTCTTAGACATAAAAGGAATCAATTCTCTAAGTTTAGAAATCGTAATAAAAACGGTATTAGGTTCTTTCTTTACCCTACATCCCTTAAACTTATCCTTATATGTATCAGTACAAAGTATAAGAAACATAACTGAATATACTACTGAATCATCTAAACCGATTTCTTTTGCTAAATCTTCATTTATAACCATAATTATAACGCTTTTAATTGAATTGACTCTTTAACATTTGATGTTTTAACGAACTGATCGTATATTTCCGGATATTGTTCTTTCAGTGCTTTAGAATCAAGTGATTCACGGCTATACGCTTTCTTCCTTGTGACTGAAATAAGTTCTCCTTTTATATTGTCAGCTTTCGCCTCAGACATCAGACCTAACAACTGTTCTTTGAACTTGCATAAATGCTCGTCTATCTTCTTTTGCATTTCAAGAAGTTCATAAACACCTTCTTCGATATGCGCAACTTTTGCGGGCAATGATTCCAATTTTGCTATGTAGCTGTCTTTGCTTGCATTGTCTGCATATCGAACTCCATTCTTACAGCAATTAAGGAATAATTCTATTTCGCTGTCCGGTATGCGTTCAACAGAGAAAATTCCGTCCTTATCCTTGTCACCTCTTAGCCAAATTGCGATAAGTCCCTCTACTTTCAAATTTGGGTTTTGTCTCTCGAAAAGATAGGCGTATATTGATAGCTGCCAAGACAAATAAAGCAAATCAAGTTTATAGGTGGTTTTAATGTCGCCTAATACAACCGATTTATCAGAGCTACCCAAATACACTTTATCGGTCGGTGAGACGATAAACTCGTTATCAGTTAGAATATACTCAGATGCGATATGAATTAAACCGCTTTCGGCTTTTAAATCCAAATAGTTCTCTCCGTAAACAGTTTCCGGCTCAATGCCTTCTTTGTCGATCCTCTCAACTTCATCATGAACCGCTTTCCCTCTCTCAGTTGCCGATCTCAAAATATTATCCGGTATATTGTCAAGTTTGCCGGGAAATAATTGATCATTGATAAAACCCGTTATCCCTCTCAGCTTTCTAAAATCGCTTGAAAAATATTCATGTGTTTCGCTGATATACGTTACATCAGCATTAACCAATTTGGGGAGTAATGTTAGTTCTTTCATATTGCTTTTATTTTTATTGGGGGAACGCATCCCCCGAATTATTTATACTTTCTTTGCTTCCGCTTCCGCCTTTTCAAGTTCCGCCTTACGGACAACTAAAGCGTTCATGAACTCACTATTTTGATGGTAATTAGCGTTATTCTTGTGAATATCGCCCAAATGTTTATAAGTTGTTGCTTTTTTTATTTCTTCAAGAAGCACACCCAAATAATTTGAGTTGCTTCCAGTATTACTTTGGTTGGTAGCTTGTTTTGAGGCTGTCTTTTGCCGTTTTTCTTTCGCTTCCGGCTCTCCGTTCGTAGAATCAGTATCTATGCTATCATCTATCGCAAAAAGTCCACATAAGGCGTATTTTCGTGCATAACTGGATGTCGCCCCGGTTAGCTGTGCCGAGTCCATCCCCTTTTTGCTGTCTTCTTCACGTGCAAAAGCCGAACATGTTTCAATAAACCCGGTTTCAACCTCAACAATTTTTGCGGTTGCCTTCACGTAAAAACGCCCTTCGATAAATTCGATAGAGTCAGTCACCATAACATAACATCCGTATTTTTCGCACACCCTTTTCGCTTCTTGCAAAATATCCTCACACGAACGGTAATTGTATCCGCCAAACTTGTTATATCTCGACTTTTGAACATTCATTTCGTTTTGAATGTTAGGCAAATTTTTAATCATAACTTTTATTTTTTAGGGTTAATATTAAACAAGAAATTCGCATCGACTCCGGTAGCCTCGCATATCTCTTTCACCCACTCTATTTTTATAGTTTGGGTTTTGTGATTACACAAGGCAGACATGTTTACCGCCTGCGTTCTTTGCTTTGAGTCCTTCCACAGCAAAGCCGCAATATCCTTTTTCGTAATCTTTTTGCCGTTCATACGTGCGCTTATAATCGCATCATTGATACGGATCATTGTGTTTTCAATATTCATAAAACAACCTCCTTTCCACATGTTAAACATTCGTATACATTTTCTTCCTCTCTCTCCGGCTCACAATCACGATCGCAATACTGTTTGCTAAATTTGGGATAAGATTCTATCAATCTTAGTAAACCTCCGCAATTCGGGCAATCTCCGAAACCGATGCAAGTTAATTGGCAAATAACATTGCTCAATGCAAGCGTTCCGCAAAGATCAACTGATATATGTTTGGCGATTGAAATATCAATATCAGATATTTTACATCCGAATAATGAATCTTCTTCGTCTTCATCAATATACTTATTAAGCGACAAAGCAAGTTTTTTATAGGAGAATGAAATATCTTCATTCTTGCAAACCTGCACAAGCAATTTGTAAATTCGATCTTTTTTAATCTGCATATTATTCGTTTTTAATGTTACTACTTCTTTTTTGATGTTGCAAAGTTAAGGATAAACTTTAAATACACAAAGAAATTCTTTAATTTTATTGTTAATGAAATGTAAAACGAATCGTTTTAACTATTGGATAGAATCAAAAGCCTACCTTTGTATCACTTTCATACTTGTTACTACATATTGTTAGATTTGTTTCATAGAGCAACGATAGTTTCGGTATGTGATATATAGAAACTAAAAAGGGATGGCAAAGCGTTGCACATCCCTTTTAAATTATAAGCCAGATAATTTATGATTTATAGCGTTCAGTATCCTATTCCTAAAAAACGAACTATATGTTTTCTTTAGCAAGTTATTCAGATAATATACAGATTCCATGTGAAGGTATCTTTCATAATAGATCATTCTATTACGGCATAAAAACTTGAAAAGTTCTTCGTCATTCATACAGCAACCTCCCCCTTTATAGCCTGATGGCAGTTATAATCTACTATCTTAATGTCTTCATACTTAAAATCGAATATATTACGAACGTTCGGGTTTAGTTCCAATTTTGGAAGAGCGAACGGCTCTCTACTCAATTGTTCTTTCACCTGTTCAACGTGATTCAAATATATATGTCCGTCCCCGATAGTGTGAATGAATCTACGAGGCTTTAAGCCGCAAACCTGCGCTACCATAGACAGCAAGATAGAATAAGACGCAATGTTGAAAGGAACGCCTAAAAATAGGTCTGCGCTTCTTTGGTACAGTTTCAAGTCCAAATAACCGGACTCAGACACATAGAACTGAAAAAAGCAGTGACACGGAGGAAGTGCCATCATGTGTATTTCTCCAACATTCCAAGCACTAACAATTAGCCTTCTTGACCCCGGGTTAAACTTAATCATATCTATAACTGACTCAATTTGATCTACTCTTAACTTGCTATTTATACGCCAGTCACGCCATTGTTTACCGTATATACGTCCAAGATCACCGGAAGGCTTTGCCCATTCGTCCCAAATATGAACACCATTTTCATTTAGGTATTTTATATTGGTGTCTCCTTTTAACATCCAAAGAAGCTCATATATAATTCCCTTCGTGAATACCTTCTTAGTTGTGACAAGCGGGAAACCGTCACGCAAATCATAAGATCGTTGTAAACCGAATAAGCTGATAGTTCCCGTTCCTGTTCGGTCTGATCTCTTTTCACCATAGGTTAAAGTCTCTTTTAGTAAGTCTAAATATTGTTCCATTTTAAAATAAATTATTTGTTAATATTACATTTGAATCTCTTTGAGAGTGCTTTAATCAACTGTTCACTTTTAAATTTATCTGATTGTTTACTCCAACACTCTCTGCAAAAGCTACCATCAAAGGCAGCTTATTATTTTCGTCTACAACTGTATAAACAAACTTATCTCCTTTTTGCTTTTTTGTTAATCTAACATTTTCCATAATTCTAATTTTTAATTGTTACTATTTGTTTCTAAACTTAGCCATTCTTGCAATTTCAAGATTCCACTCAGAACGGACGTAATTCTCAACTTCATCTAAAGTTCCTTTAAATTCGGGGATAGAAGAACCACACATGTAATAAGCATACCATCCGTTTTTAGTGTATATATAACCGTATGTTGTTCCGAGTTCTGTTTTACATCTTGCTACTTTCTGAAAATCTGTTTTAGTTGCCATAATATTTATTTTTAAATGTTAGTAATTTGTTTCCTTTTGACACTGCAAATATAAGCACATTATTTTAAAGTTCAATCGAAACTTTAAGTTTTAACAATAAATTAACCATCGCAAACAAAACAAAAAAAAGGTAGCCCAATTGGGCTACCGTCTATATTGATATGCTTTCAAACTTTATATTGTGGCTATTCATAAACTCAGCAAGCGCAAAAGCCTGCTTTCTCGTTACATGGACTTTAAAGCCTCGTATATAAACTTCTTCTTCGTTCGTCTTTGGCTCGTTTTGGGGCTTAATTTCGGGCTTTTGTTGCTGAGGCGTTTTATCTGTCGACTTCTGTTCAAACTGTCTGTTTGCGGCTTGTATTGCAGCTTCTTTTAGGTGGTTTCCATAGTCGAACGACTTGTTATAATCGAGTGTAGACGTATATTTGTCGATAACCGGAATATAAAACGACTCTCCCGCAAAATGCTCTTTCAGTCTGTTAAGATCATCGTCAACCGTTTTAAATAATTCGTCTATCTCCATTTTCACAACTGAAAGTGCTTTGGTCTTATTAAGCCACTCCGGACGAAAAGCAAAATCAAACAAGATAAGGTTTTCATTATGTTCCTCGAAATACTCCCTTATTTGATCCAGTTTCTTTTGCTTCTCCTTTTCCTCCGTTTCCTTTATCTTACTATCTATTCGTGAAGAAGCTTCACCGATCAGCTTACAAGTTTCGTTAACAACATCTTTTAGTTCGTTGAACGGTTTCATCCAAGCTTTTTCCAGTTCTATACGGCTGTCGTTAAGTCCCTTTTTTGCCTTGTTTAAAGTGGCTCTATCGGCTTTTGCCACCTTTATATTATCATCGGTATACTCTATTGAGTTATACTCAGAAAGTTTCTGCTTAACAAGTTCGTGTATGCCGTTCGCCTGCTTTATCATATCGGGAAGTCTTTTTCCCTCAGTCGATAGCTGTAATTGAGTTTCGTTTATCTCTTTCATGTTATTCGGGTCTAATTGATATTTGATTACTGTATTCAGGTTTGACTAATAACGATCCTTCCGGACAATTAACTACCAAATTCCCGAAATTATCGAACTTAATGATATATCTTTGTCCTTTATCATTCTCTACCTCTAAACCGTATTTAGTTTCAAAATTGGGAATTTCTTCTTCTTTAAATCTAACACTTACTTTCATACTTAATAACCCGGTTAACCGCCACCGGGTGAGGGTAAAATGAAACTTACTTTAATTCACGATAAACAACAACGGTTTCAATGCCATTTCTTGTGCACCAATATTGCAATATACCTTTATTCTTATTGTATGCAAACCTTTCGCTATTGCTACTTTCTATTGAATAAACGGTAAAGCCTAAATCATCGTGTGACACCTTTGTAACCTTGTGATAACTAACATGCCCTGCTGAGAATACTCTAACACATTTGTCTGATAAGTCCACATGTTCCCAAACATATGGAGATATAGACGTTGTAACCTCACCATTAACATAAACCGTCTGCCATTCCGGAACATCAATAGAATATTCTGTTTGATACACATTGTCACTATCATCACCGCACGAAGTTAACACGAAGGTGAACACAAGTAACACAAAAACAATGATTAACGCTCTGAACAATTTTACTTCTTCTTTCATTTTGATTAAATTTTAAATTAAAAAATACTTATGGTTAATACTTTATTAGGTAAATTGAAAGAGTATTTAAACCCTTCATTTGTTAGGACTGTATAAATTGCATCCAAAACCTCAGAACTATCGGTTGTTAACGTAACGTCCGATGAACGGTTGCCGTAATACGACATTTGAACAACTGCCATTTCTATACGCATTAAGTTGTATGAAACTTCCTTGTTAGTTAGGCAGTATCGATTAAACGCTTTTTCCTTATCTGTCAGCATAGATGTTGAACCCGACTTATTAAACGATCGTATCATAATTCTAATTTTTTATTGTTAGCATACATGTGAACGGACAGAACCATCGGGATAGCATATTGTATACACAATACGACCAAGTTTAAACGGAAGATCAGCACGTGAAACACTCCAAAAGATTGATTTTCTTTCCGGATCATTCAATATAGCACCTCTCTGAATAGACGATACAAGTTTTATAGCACTTTTTATTGTCTTAGCCTTGACAGTGCCTAATACGTTAATCTCTCCGGTCAAGCAATAAATAAATTTCTTTTCTTCCATAACTCTAAGTTTTATTGTTAGTAATTCGTTTCCTTTTGATGTTGCAAATTTAAGGAGATATTTTAAATATCAAAGCATAAGTTTAATATTTAACACAAATTTAACTTTTTAGGCGTGTTCGGATAAGGTAATAAAAAACCCCTCTACTTTCACAAGTGGAGGGGGAAAAATGTAATTATGACAAAACCCAATATATATAGTTAGTGAAAATGTTCTAATTAAAAACTGTCTATATTCGCATACCGACAGTTTAAGATAAAATGTGATACAAATCTTCTACAAACATAATTCTATGAAAATCAATAACCGCTGTTAATGACGTTAGTAATAACTTCTACGCTGCAAATATACGGATATATTCCTCAGTGGCAAATACTTTAACGTGCATTAACCTTTTTAACATGGAATTATCACTTTATGATCGTAGTTACGTTAAAACCTGTTATCTCTGTATGTGGGTTTTTGCTCGTTACTATAAACTCCCTATACTTCACCTTCTTTAGTCGAAACCACAAAAACCGCTTTCTATGTTCTATATTAAGTATCTCCAAGCTATCACGGGTAACGGTTGTTCCGGCAAAAGTGCCGTTGCTATCTATGCAGCCGGATATATCAAGCCATTTAGAGCGCATATTTACGCATTTCACTGTGTCGATAACCAAACTATCACGAATAACAATACTATCCCGTGCATCCGTGCTAAAATGCGTCTCAGTTGATGTTTGAACGCTTGTGTGACTTTTCAAGTCCTTGATAGACTGCCTTAGCTCTTTTATGGTGTTATCCTTCCCCTGTATAGTGTTCCGGTACTGCTTTAAAGTCAGATTCAATTCCTCTACTTTCATGGCACTTTGCCCACCTTTCGTCCGGTACGCAACGTTCTGAGTTGTTAGGACGCTAACATTTCTTTCTGAAATAGCCTTTTTCTTACGTAAATCAGCGTTTATCAGTAATAGCCACACAATTCCAAGGCAAAGCACAAAAGTCGCTAAAAACGCAAATAATTGTCGTTTCATAGTTTTAGTATTTGGTTTTTGAGATTAGAGGGATCGTAGGAGACATGCACCCATGAAAAATCTCTCTCGTTTATTAATTGTTTGAAATGGAAATTGTGCTTAATTATGTTGAAAATGCGTTCGTTCTCTTCCTTGCTGCCTCCTGTAATATCAGCCGCAAAACCTTTACAATTACCTTGTATGCTAACCTTACCATTTCTTCGCACGATAACCGTTTCATTATCATTGCTAACACACCATACGACTCCATTGTATTTCTCTACAAAAGATCCACATGATTGTAAATCTGATTGAGTATTCAAAGAACCCGAAAGAATATAATAAGGTTTAGCTATACCTGTTTGCCCCTTTATGTTATACTCTCTTTCTTTGTAATATAAGATATTTGATCTTATTCCGCACATACAAGCCATGGATTGAAGCACATCAACATTATGTTTATTGGTTGTACCGATTGCGAAACCCGTATTATTATTTCTTTTGTCGAAGCGACCGTCATACGAACAATAGTAAAATAAAAGTTCTTTTAGTAGTTCGCTATTGTATTCCAATACGTCAATAGGTATATTCTTATCCTTCCCTACGATATTTAAAATAATATCATAGTATTTTTTTCTTAGATAGAAATTAGTAACTCCGCATTTATCTACTCGCTTCGTATATTCCCACCCAACATTATTCAATATATATTCGAGTTCTTTTATCTTTCTTTCTTTTTTGAATCTAAAACCTATTGCTTTCTTGTTATAAAAACCATCGCAAATAAATGCAAGGCATATTTTCATAACTCTTATATCACTACTAACCCCATTTTTATAAGAAGAACATTTGAAAATTCGTCTTTTACCTAATACATCTTTAGCGAGCTCAAAATGAAATTTGTCATTATTAGTTTTCAAACTATCGAAATACAAAGCCCCCTTTTCGGATATTTTTCTACTACCCTTTCTTTTATACTTATGCCTTTGGTAACTTATAAGCATTCTATGTTCGTCCGTAACAAGTAGGTCAACGCTGCTATTTTTAAATCCGATCATATCCCCATCATATTCCCTTATAACGATCCTATTTATAGTTTTTTTTTCTATTATATCATTATCTACATTGTATGTATATAATATATCATCTTTGGATATATTATTATATGATCTCCACCCTTTTGTAGTTAAAATTTCTGTTTTTTCATCAAAACAATGATCGGATGTTTTAGAGCCGCCAACGGCTTTGTTTAACTCCGGACACCGATAGCCCGAATTAACTGTGATCGGCTTACCGGAAAGCTTCCGTAGAGGGTCTAATACGTTTTCTACTAATAAGGTCAAATTCTTTTCAACCTCCGGTGTTGGCGTGTTATCAATACCTTTCGCCTCTGCCGTTGCTGAGCGTGTCAGCTCTTTCAATGTGAAATATTTCATTTTGATAAAGTTTAAAGGGAGGAGTTAAACCTCCCGTGTTAATTACTTAGTTTCAATCTCAATCTTTTCTTCGTGTTCCTCGACTATCTTTGCGGCATTCTCTCCCATCAGCCTCTTAAACTCAAACCGGACAATGTGGTATATCAACCGGAAAGATTTGTTATCCGGGTAGCTGATACAAAGGTTCTTAAAACCGTTCGACAGATATACGTACATAAAGACGTATGTAATCGTCTTTGCCGATAGAACGGCTGCGTCGTGATCCCCCATCTTAGCCACAGACGAAAAGATAACGGTTATCACAAGGATGTACAAAATAAGTTCCTGCACGGCTGAGATGAATTTCAGCATAGTGAACCTACGAACACCATTTACCGACAAATTAACCCCATCGGCACGCATGCCGCAAATAATGTTAAAGCCAAACATGAACACAAGGGCGGTTATAAAACCGCTCGTAGGGGTGAGAAACGCAAGTATCGGACTAATTGCCGATACAAGCATTAACCTTAACTGTTCTTGTGTGACATTCATTATTCTACTGTTTTAGGTGCGGTTAACGCAAAAATGAAGTTTTGAAAGTCGTTCACATAGGCGGATGTCTTAGTAGATAGAGGAAACTGGTTTGCCTCAAAGCGACCGTCACGGATGGCAAGCGATCCGACCGGAACGTATTGTTCTTGCAGAATTGGACTACCGGAAGTTCCAGGCATTTCTACCATTTGTTTCTCTGACACATCAGCCGTACAGTGGGTAATGTTGTACTTGTCCGGCTCTGTCGATACCGTTGTTAGCTGACCTGCATACTTTCCGTTTTCCGTCTCGAAATGGTAGTCCATCACTTTTGTTTCTTTCGTGTAAACTACTGACTTTAAATCAAAATCTAAACTTTTCTTTTCCATAATTTTATATTAATTGATTAATATTTGGTACAAAGGTAAGCGGTAAGAAGGTACAAACCAACTTACCGCAAATGTTAACTATTAAACTAACTAACCATACCGCAAAAATATATGATAACAGCTGCGTTTTTCATTCCATTATTCACATCAAATACTTTATATGTAAATTCCCCGGGTGAATAAGGCTCTACGGTAGTACTTAACCAAAGGAATGGATCATAACCTTGCACCATAACAAAGTAATTCCCAACTTGCCCCCCACTTGTATACACAGTATATCTTCCGGTTGAGTTTAAAACCACCCTCGTTATATGAAAGTCGGGGTTTCCCCATGTTGCACCGATAGCCCCACTACCCAATATTGTACATGCGTAAAATACTCCGGGAGCTTTCCAAGTTCGAACACCCATAAAATCAACATCTTTGCACTGAACCCAAAAATTTGACCCTGTTAGAAATACTCTTCCGTTACCCGTAGTAGTCAACGCATAACCACCCGAATTATGTTCTACACGTACTCCGCTACTGTCAAAAGTAGCGGCATTATTCGATAGAGTCATTTGTATGCCTGCGGGCGTATTTTGGGCGGAAAATATACCCGATACAATGGTGAAGCTACCGATCTTTGCGCCATCTTGTATATTGATGTTCTTCCCGGTCAGCACTCCACCTGCGATAGTCATACCACCGATAACCGCCCCATCCGTCACAGTCAAGTTCCCGGTTGTGATTCTCTTAGCAGCAAAGCCATTAGCAACAACCTCGCCAGACTCAATAACATTAGCACTCAACCGACCGTTTGCGTTCAGTGCTGCCGTTTGCTGACCTGCGTTGTTCTGAAAGATGACGTTATCGGACTTCAAAACGATCTTTCGGGATGTGATGTTTATTCCGGTATTTACTAAACCGTTCTCGACAACTCCGATCCTCGCATTATCTGCCGTTAATGTTAACTCAGCCGCACTTAATCGCCTACCTTGATCGTCCACTTTGTTTGCAGTTAAAGCTATGCTTTCCTGCGTCTGCTTTATTTCGGTAAAGTATCCGTATGTGCGGACGGGTTCAGTTCCATCGGTGCGAACGGGGAACGATGTATTATACGGACCGTGATAATCGGTTTGATAAACGTTGATTACGTTTGGGTCAATAGTATCATCTACTGTTACGTCATACATAGAACCGCCCCTAATACCCATTACACACGTAGACGTTTCAGTTATTTGTCCCAAATCAACAACTATCTTTGCACCCGCAAAATTCCATGCTTTAGTATAGTCAAAGATATTGGTTACTACTGGCAACGAACCCCAACCCGAACCGGACATCTCAAACGTTAAGTTCATAGAAAAACCGCCATTGTGAGCACCGTATGAAGGTTTTCCGTATTCCGTATTAAGAGGCCTACTTATTTCAACCCTTGTTTTGTGGTAAATCGGAATACTTATAACCAACGGGAAAAACTTATTATCGTCCCATCCTTTTAAATCTATTCGCTTTGATATATGCCTATTGGTGGTACTATTAATAACACTAATATCACCAACAACAGACGTGATACTTTTTTCGGTCTGTTCGACGCGTGAAGCAAGACCAGTTACTTTGCCGTCAACCACATTAATCTTTTCAACGGTGGATGTTATCTTACCTTCAACAATGTTTATTTGTGATGTTGTATATTTTTTTGAAAAATACACCGAATCAGCCTCGTTTGGACTCCACGCAGTCGCTATTTCCCCGGATTCAACTTTGAAGTCTTTAACATATATTTGAGCAAAGGATATGTCATCTAAATCGACAAAGTTATATATATCCTTATTCTCCTCAGTGTTTCGAGTTGTAATAAAAGTATGTTTAAAATAACTCCATTGATTGTCATTGGTAGATAGAACACGAAACTTATCTGAATCACAAACATCAAGTGTAAAACCTACTTTTTGACCTTGAACTCCTCGTATCCATCCGGAAACTGTGTATTTACCAGGTATAGGTGGTATGATGTTAGGTATTCTAATAGATGCATTTCCGGAAAGAGTACCAGCTATGTGAAAACCATGATCATCTACGCGCCTATTTAATTCAGATGGTGCTTCTGCGAGTGGGTTAAGTTGAGAACTTGTATAACTATACAGGTTATTCGCTCCAATTCCCAAGTTTTCAACCTTAGTCTTTACAGATAGTTCGATTTTCCCATCAACAGCCAGTATTTGAGTATCTGTGTACTTCACAGACTGGTACAATTGATCTTCGGGGGCTGGACTCCATGTTACAGGAGTATTGGTTTCAAATATTCCAATACGCAAGTAAGTCGAGACATAAGTGCCATAAGAACCCAATATGTATCTAATAGCCTTTGATGTAAGGATGAAATTGTTTTCTATGCTGTCATTAAATACCGACATGTCCTCGCTTGTGCCATCAGTGTATACGATCCGCAAAAAGATATTTCTTGTGCCACTAGGAATTGTAGTCGATGGAACAGAATGATCTATAAACACATAATACCTTTTTTGAGAGTCATAGGTCAAACCGAACATATCCTTATTAGCTACAAATGATTCCTTGTGCAATACCGATGGTAGCATTAATATTGTTCCATCATCGTCATAACGTGAAGCATATGTAAATCCTGCTTTTACAATGTTACTATAAGAGCATAAGTTCTTAATACCTGCAACTCGCTCGCTTGCAGCAGGAATCCAACTGGTTACGCCCAAATTGCCATCAGTCAAAACAGCCCAATGCACTTTTGAACCGAAAGTTCCGTTCGGAAATTGAAAGAAAGACAAATCTTCACCCGGCTTATATCCTTTCATGGTCACTTTTGTGCTTTCTACAACTCTTTCTCCCTTAGTTGTGAGATTTGCTATCGTATTTGTATCAACATTAGAGTAAACACCTATATCGGTATTACCACTTCCAATAGTGTAGCATACAGTCAAAGTGTATTCCTTGCCATCAACAACAGGAGTATCATAATGATAAGCTGCAAACCTATAAGATGGATTTGCTTTCTCTATATATGCGCCCTTCAAAATATTAGTATCTGCAATCTTCAAACTACGTACAGCAAGTTCGATCTTACCGGGTATTGCTGTGATCTCCGTATCTAAATACTCCTTTAGCTTTTTGTCAGCTTCATCTACGTAGCTCTTTGCAGCGTTCGCAATAGCATTCAACGCTCCGTTACGCCTATCGTAGTATATCGTCTGACTCTGTGCCAGTTCCGGACGCACTGCAATATCTTCCGGCTGTTGGGCGGAATGGTATCTAAGTTCATTTAAATAATCTTCATAAGCCTTGGTATATTCAGTAACGGATACACCGTATTTGTCAGCGTTATTTTTTATCTGCAAAAACTCTGCCTGTATGCGCTTTCCTTCATCAATCAAAGCGGGCTTTTCAGTAGGAGATATAAAACCATCGTCAGCCCATTTATTAAGCCGATCTTTCGCCTCCTGCGCTGTCTGTTGTGCTCTCTCCGCCTCTGTTGTTGCGTTGGCTGCATCTTGCTTCGCTTGGTTTACTTCATCCTCAACTGACTTGCCGTTTCTCAGCAAGAATATACCACGAAGAAAAGCGTTATCGCAATACAAGCCGCTACCGGATGGCTGTTGTCCTTCCGGAAATGCAGAATCTTGTATGTTGCTTAAATCGCCAAGACGTGTTCTATTCGTACCGGATAACGATTTTGTTTTAACTCCGTTCAATATCTCTATGTACGGGTGTCCGCTTTCTTGCGCTGTGATATAGATTAAAGCCTGCCTTTGTGCGTTCTGCGTGTTACCCATCTGTACCACTTCATCGCCTTTTTCCGGCTTATTTCCAGCTGTAAATTCGGACTTTTTCACAGTAATAGAGTTGCCGGAAACGCTTGCAACCTCGACCCAATAGAATTTGGCTTTGCTTCCCGTCCAAACTTGACACCTAACTAAATCGTTAGGCTGGAACGTTTCCCCTTCTTCCTCCATTGTGATAACGTAGTTCGTTTCATCTTCCGACACGCTTTTAATCTTTCCGTTCGACTGAGACACGACCAATGCACCGTTAACGCTCCTTATCTTTTGGATAAGTAGTTCAAATATATTCATAGTCTGTCTTACTGTCAAATTGTCACATTCTATATGCCAATTACCATTCTCCAACCATATTTTAAAGCCTTCACCTAAGAAGCCGGGAACGAACGTTTCGGACGAAAGGAACTCGTAAATGATAGCTGAGAGATACTGCAACTGTCCTTCTTTCGTTATCTTTCCGGTATGACTGCCATTTTTTGACCCTGTATACACGTCGCTGCGCAACATAGAGTCACCCCTTGCAGTTAAATCGGCTACACTGGCATTACCCATTCCGTCAATTGTTGCGGAAGTATTGTTAACAGTTAAGAAACCGGTTTCCACAGTTTTAAACGTAGCACCTTTTCCTGTGACGTTGTTCAACGTTGCATCATTCCCCTGTATTTCCTTTAACTTAGCGTTCCCGTACCTGTCTACGCTTGCAGGATACTCACCGCTTGCATTCGGTGTACCGATATTCACGCCTCCACAAAGGGATAAAAGGAACTCCGTTACATCTTCGTGGTTCTTAGAGATGTATCCCTCCAACATGCGGTAAAGGTTGAATTTGCGTGCCTCACCCGCACCCATATCTACGGCAATGGTGGCGTTTTCGTCAATCAAGTCAATCGGTGATAGTTCACGGATCAATTTACCTTTGATAACTGGCTCTGTTTCCCGATACTCTTTGTAATACAGCCCTACGGTATCGGGGGAGAACATTATCGGGGTATCAATGTTCGCTAATAGGGCATTATAAAAAGACGCTTTATCTCGTCTATTGAAAGAAGGGAGTTTTTGTATGATTGAGTCCGTCTCAAACTGGCAGTCAACAGCCGCCAAATACAATTGTTCCTGCCAATCAACATCAAACTCGAAGTTGAGAGCGTTGTAATATTCGCCATCGTGCGAAATTCGGATATAGTCAGATAGGCGGATCAGTCGCATAGCGTCACAAATAAACTCAGGTGCAACGAATGTAAAGGCGTACACCTTCGTAGACGTTTGCAGTTCCAAAAACTTGTATCCGGCACGTTTGGTTAGCTCTTCTTCAAACTCGTATTTCGGTTTGCAGATAGTTGCAGGAACATACATCTGATACTTAAAGTCATTGTTCGCCCCCGTTGTAATAAATCCACCCGGATAGGCGATCTTTTCATCGTTCCAATATTCGATCAATAGATATTTGCTACTCGTTTCTATCCCTGGTATAACACAAAAAGGAGTAGAAATATACACTTCATCATCGACCGAAAAACGTGCTCTATACGTTCCCTGAGACAAAGCCTCCTTAAACGAATTTTTGCCTGGTGACACATACAAAACACCTCCGTGTTCGGGCATAACATCGAAGCTAACATATACACCTGTTTTTGTTGCCTCTCCCGTTTCCTCGTTAACCGCTTCTACTTCAATAATGTTAGGCTCAAAAACGGGGATGTTAATCTCCGTGAATTGGAAAGGTGTTAGCGTGTTTGCGCTTGCCGGAATAGCATAGTTCTTTCCGAAAGCGTACCATTTTTCGTATGTGGCTTTAGATTCTTTCTTTCTAAATGCCAAAGGACTAAAGTTGTTATGTACTTCCATTTTGATTAAAAATTGATTATAGGGGCAAAGATAGCAATTTAAAAGAAAACACCCCCTATCATAAGGGGGTGTAAGATAAAGATACGGTTATTTGGCGAGTGGTTAAGTCCTCAGTCATAGTTATTGGTTTCCCGTTGCCTATATCCGTTGTTATCAGTTGTACCGGGTTTGGCGTGGTGTCATATGTGAAAGATAAATCTTGCGTCATACTCCGCTTTATTCCTCTCACTCTTATAGTCTGATCGCCTCCGTGCTCAATCTCTAAGGCTGGCATATCGTGCATGTAGTATTTAACGAGGTGCAAGAACGACATGTAGCCGTTTTGGGGGTTTACGGTATACTTCTTATTGTTCTTGTCTACCAAATTGAACGTAACAAACGGTAGTTTCCATTTACCGCCTATCTGCGTAGCTCCCAACAGCGCAAAACCATCCTGTGAAAAGTCACCCGGAGACAGTAGCATATAATCTACATCGGACGAAAAGTTAGATACCCTTACTTCTTCTTTCTTTCCCTCCTGCACGTAGTTTGATTTAACGTCAATCGGAAAACCTGCAAACGTATTTGTGGTATCGTCCATCCAAGAAAATTCAAAGCGTGAAGGCAGATCGGTTTTATCATATTTGACCGTGTTAGTTTTCCACGTCATTAACTGACCCGATTTTGCATATCTAAGCTTTGTTAAGTCTATTCCGACCGTTCCGCTACCGGTATAACTTCCGCCATTCCTGAAGTAAGAAATATGTTCTATCCTAAACTTATCGCCATCTATAAACCAATATAGTTTCATTGTGTCACGCAACATCTTCATTATATCGCTGAGAGTTGTTTCCGCCTTCTTTGCCGGACGATCATACTCGCCCTTTAGGATGTTGCTTTTCTGTGTGATGAACACCTTAAAAGGTGCACCGGAAATAGGGTTATTGGCGGCATACAAAAACTTACTATATTCCTCCGTAGCTTCGTGCGTCAAAGTGGGGTCAATTTGCTTAATAAGCGCCCTAATAGCGTCTTGTATGGCGAACGAGTCCCTTAAAACATACTCCTTTCTCGCTCTTTCCTCCAATGGCGCATAGGACAAATCAAACTCGAACCAAATCGACATATTCCCCCATCTTGAACGGCATACCGGATACAGCTTTCCAGTACCCGCCACAGCCGGAACGAAGTTATCAGTAAAATATTTACCTTCATCATTTACACCATACTCTGTTGGCTCGTTCTGAACCTTCGTAGACGTATAAAAGTAGTTCCCCTTTAGTGGTGCGGCATACATGTAGTTACTATTGGTAGGGTAAACGTCCTCTGATGATAGTTTCCCAGTAGGTTTACCGTCCAACTCCGGAAGGTTAAGCAACATTCTTTGAAATAGCTTTTGCAAAAGAACAGAGTTTCCGCCAAACTTTTGAGGAAGTGTCGGATCATCTACTATTCTTGTGAAAGTTATTTCAGAAACGTCTATGTAGTAGTAGTTCTTATCGCTCCAATTGATCTTATCGGATCGGTACAATATAGTTCCCTCCTTATTTTCCAAGTGAAGGAAACCAATGTTTAAACCTTCGCTTAGAGTCCATTTTATTGAGAAATTGCCATCCAATTTAGTGTACGTTCCATTCGTTCCGTAGTACTTCCCGTTAAAGAACTGATAAGGAACTGCCTTTACTTCTATTTCGTTGTATGCAGCGAAGAATGCAAAGAAATTCTTATCCGTTAACTCCTTGTTATCCGTTACAACGTTGAAAACCTCAGTTTCGTAGTGAGTTCCTGCAAGGTAGTTCGATATTGTAGATGCACCCGCAATGTAAACTTGCACAATCGGACGCTTTGAGACTCCTATTTGCGACAAAGCAGGTGCAAGCTTAATAAGATCGTATTTGTTCTCAATACCCTTCATTATATCGGTATATTCATCTCGTGGGCTTATCTTGACTTTGCACGTCCGGTTATCGCTGTCTATCTCACAATCTGTCTTACTGAAATAGCCCTCAAATATTACTTGATACTGCGTTGATAGCTGCCCTTTATCCTTCTGCTCTATTTGCAAGTACAAAATATCCTCAATACTCGCATTTTTAACAAGAAGGTAGTCCGCCCCGATCAGTGTTAAACTCCCCTCTATCGACTCTCTGAAAAACTCCTGTTGATTCTCTTTGCCAAACTTCCGTTTTAGCTCTGAATAGTGGGGATGTATTTCTACACCCCCCAATTTAAACCGCAAATCTTTAACGTTCATTATGATTTAATTATTCGTTTAATATTTCCCCTTACCTCAATTATCGTACCGTCCGCTCCCGTGATGTACTTAACACGACCTTGTTCTTTGATTGATTTCAGATCTTTTTCGACCTTAGACAGATCAACCGTTGAACCTTGCATTATATTCGTTACTTCATCACTACCGGAATAGGCGTTTAAGTATTTCTGTTCAAAAGTACCCTTATTTAGCGAATTAATCAAGTCCGGAACGAGTTTCTTATACTTCTGAGATGAACGTTTGTTCACTACTGCGAAGTATTCACCACGTTCTACCCGTCTACGCTTACCGTCCTTAGTCGTACCTAAATCTACATCGTTTCCGGATGCGTGCGAACCTCCGTAATCAATCATTTCTACCGTACCGTCCCCGTATTCCTCTGTGTCCTGCGAGGCTTTAGATAGCTGTGAGGCTTTTATCTTAGCAAAAGCAAATGATCCCCACATCAACGCAATAGCCGGGATCGCTGCCAAACCTAAATCTTTCCATAGGTTAGCGGTTGCGGTTACCAAAGAACTTGCCTGCATAAGTGTATCTATACGTTCTTGCTGCTTCTGCGCCTTCTTCTTATCCCTCAGCGCTTTTTCCTGTTGTTTGCGTGCAAAATCAAGCTCTTTTTGTGCGGTTGCTACGTTGTTGGCGTATCCGTTCGCCCTCGCTTGTATCTCAGCGTCCAAAACCTTTTGTCGGGCTGAAACTTCTTTCTCTGCTGCCTGTACCGCCACTTCTGCCGCCTCTACCCTTGCCTGCGCAACACTCTTTAGGTTCTCTATGGCGAACTCCGAAGCCTCTAAAATGGAGTCTTTAAACTGCTCCGCACGCTCTGCGCCCGACTTACCATCTTTAGCGCTAAATGCGTCACCGAAAACGAGATCAAACAGATTTCCAAATACGCCTTGATTGCTATCCCATCCGGAAGTATCACGCTTAATTGCATTGTCTATTCCCTTAATGGTATCCTCTACCGTCTTTACGTTGTATCCCGTGATTTGCTCTCCGTACTGCCTTGTTAACTCTAATATTTGCTCCCACTTTTCACGCTCTAATTTCAACCGGAAACGGCTCTGTTCTTTCTCCGAACGCTGCACGATATTAAAGGCTGCACTTTCCGCCTGCTGTTGCTGATTAAGGCGGAACACAGACCGATCAATAATACGTTTATCTTGATTGTCCGTGAAGTCCTTTTGCAGTTGGATAGATGCAAGCTGATACGATCTTTGCAGGATAAGCAAACGTTCATTCTTTACCTGTTCGCTATCGGTTGACTGCTTAATGCGCAATTCGTCCTGCGCTCTTTCGTTTTCGAGTAGCTGCACTTGAATTAATAGTTCGTCAGCCGTGCCACGTCTAACAGCTTTTAGGCGTTCACTCAATCGGTCATGCGTGATTTGCAAGTCCTCTACCCGCCAGTCGTTTTGCAGTTTCTCCAAGTCTCTACGCAATTTTGCCTCTATATTGTATACAGTATCAGCATATAACTGCGTAGCTCTTTGTTTCTCCGTTGTGCTCTCCTTTAGCTTTTTCAGTTCGTCAGCCGTTGCCTTTTTACGTTCTTCCTGCTCTTTCAAACGGGAATCAATAATAAGTGCTATACGGCTATTTTCATACTCAGCTTGTAGGTCAAAGTCCTTCTTTGTCCTTTCCTTCGTCTTACCTCCTTTGTCCCCTGCAAGAAGATCGGGAATAACCACCTTTTTAGCAAGTTCCTCACTTGACTTATTGATAACTGCTATTTGTTCGTCATAGCTCTTTGCCTCCTTTTTGGCGGTATTCCATGCGGACGCCTGCCCTTGTAAAGCCGCTTCCAAAGCCACCGCACCAACACCGATACCCTTAGACGAACGTTTAAGTTCTTCGATCTCCTTTTGTTGCTTTTGGTAAGTCTTTCTACCTTCCTCTAATACTTGGTTCTTCTTTTCCTCGAGGTCAATAACTTCCTTGGCGTTCTTTTGTATCCTTTCCTCGTAGGCACGTGCCATTGCTACCGATAGAATGTGTTTTGCAAGTTCCTTATACTCCTTTGATGCGTTTCCTGTCATAATAGCTTCATCAGAGAGGTTTTTAAGGTACTCCGGATACTCTTTCTTTAGTTCCTTAACAGCCTTTAAGCGCTCGTTTTGGCTGCGTGTGGAATCGGTAGCAGCTTTATACAAGATGTTCAGTCTCACAGACTCGTTTACGGCACTCTTTCCAGCCTCTAACATGGAATCTTTCAAGTCGGTAGTAGATCGCTTCAACTGATCTACTGTTGTTTTACCTTTGAATAGGCTACCTATCCAGTTGGTTATATCCTTACCCCAAATAGAAAAGGCGGTCAATATCAACACCATCACGGTATTAAACGAGAACAGAGATTTAACCAGTTTCCCGGTTATACTTACCTGTGCTTCCCCCGCTTTCGCTGCCGCCTCGTTTGCCGCACGAAGCTTCTGTATTTCGTCTATAACCATCGGGATGTTATTAGAAATAGCAAGGAAGAACGTGTTTGCGCTGATCGCCAAAGAAGGAAGTTCACGTGCCACCTGTGACACAGAGAAGCCCAAACCATCGAACGCCTGTTTGTAGTTACCTACGCTTAACGTGTGCTTTCCCGTGCTCTTTTGATACTTATCCATCGCTGCGTAAATCTCCGCAGTCTCTTTAACAAGCTTCTTTCCTGCCTCCGTATTCTCCAAATAAGCCTGCGAAAGATTGTTCATCTTTATTTTGTTTAGCTCGTATTGCGCCGACAAAGCGTTATAGCTTCCTGCCATACTATTAGCCAACTTCGCCTGCAACTTATTCAGATAGTTTTGATCGGCTGTCTGTTTCTTTAAGACTGCGATTTCCTGCGCTGTCTCTGTTAGTGCCAATTTCAATTGTATCTCAGCGTTCGCCAAGGATCGCACTTGCTTTTCGTAGGCGTCTATCTTTTTGCGTCCTTCCTCCGTTGCGCCTCCACCTTCTGAAATAGGCTTTTGCAGACCTTTTGCGCCTTCCTCGATACGCTTTAACATAGCGTCATATATCTTTTGCAGTCCTTCCAACTGCGTAATAGCGTCCTTTATACTGCTGTCAGGCTGTATAAGATCGCTATACTTTATTCCCTTTACTTCGTTCGCCATTTGATTTAAATTTATTTGTTCTTACTTCTTTTTGCCTGTCTCTTAATCATTTCGAAAGCGGTGTAAAACTCAGACACCGACATTTCACGTGCATTTATGTGCATATTCTGCGTGATTACCAAGCACATTTCTTGAAACTCTTTATCTGTCTTTATTTCGACCGAATCAGTGCCGTAGAATATTCGAGGCGGGAAGAAGGTTAGTAACTTATCCTCTATTTCCTTCACCGCATCACTGTTATCTACGTTGTTCACAAGTTTGTCTAACTTTGCTTTTATCATCGATAGTTTAATATCGTAATACTCTTTAATCAGAGGATCGTCCGCCATCCTTGGAAAGTATACCGATACTTCCGCCTCTATTTTTTTTTTGACCTTCTGAAACGGTTCAGAAAGTTCGTTAATAGTTGCATCGCTGAGACTGTCAAATATCGCCTTTAGATCAGAGTCGGATGCGTTAACCGGATATTCCACGCCATCGACCGATTTAACAAAGGCGGCAAAAGCCATCATTCCCGGATGTACGCCATTCGCTGCCATATTGAAACACTGCCTTAGATTCATTAGCTCGTTATACGTATGTTCCGGCTGTGTCCGGCAGTAGATTATAGCACGCTGTAAATGCGTGTCGAGTTCCTCAATAGTGCTGCCGACTCCCGACTCAATCAGCATAAGACGGTTAAACTTCTGATAACGGACGATAGGCATTTCATCAATGCCTTCGTATACCGTTACCGTGTGATTCCCTACCTTAATCGTGTTCATTCGTCACCTCCTTATCTGCCTGCTCGTATAATATGGCAAACGTTTCTTCATCGACTGAGTAAGTAACATTTTCGCCAAGAACGATATAGTCGTTATCAAACACCCGAAAAGTGTTGCCGTTTATTCGTGCCATCATTACGCCATCCATTGCGGAAAGTAGCTCAAAACTTGGCAATAACTGCGCTAATTCGTGAACATCACCGTTAAACTTAACCGCCTTCACGATCTCGAAAGGCGGGATAGTTGATACATAATTTCTAATCTCCATAATCATTAAATTAAAATTCTACAAATAGGTGTTGCAAAGATCGGTGTAAGGATGAAAATAGGGCTTAGCGTTCCGATCGACACAATCACCGAACAAATTACACACGCCCAAAACGATAGGCAGAAATCGCAGTTGGTTAGCTCGTTAATCAGTGATCTATCACCATACCACCGGAACACCTTAGATAACCAAGAATCACCAAACACTGACATCCGTTCAATTACACCCGTCTTTCGGGCAAAGTTAACACAAAATGCCGCTACAAACGAAACAAGTAGCACGCAAGAAAGAAAATAATTATAAATCTCCATAATTCAAATATTAGTTTGTACAAAAGTATGAATAAAAAGCAATTTTGCAAAGATATTGATTATTAAAACATTAGTCTCGAACTCTCCGAAGGCGGATAAAAACGAAATGTTTATAAATAAGAAAAGGAATCCGAAGATTACTAATCACAACATGATTTTATTAATTCCATTGCAGGCATAAACGTATTAATCAAGTCAGGAGTAACAAATATATTACCAGAAGATGATATTTTCACTCTGTGATCTAATGGAATGTATTTACCATCAAACGGGGATTCTATATATCCCTTGTAAATAAGCCACTTTTTAAACTTCGTGTAATATTCCATATTGAGCACCGCTATTGCGAGGGTGTATACCTTAGTGTCGGTATATGAGTCCTTTGTATTATTCATTTTCGCCCCTGTGTAAGTATACGTACAACAATGAAGGATGAACGGTTATATCGCCTCCATTCACCCGGATAAGGTCTGTTCTTGGAACATACCTTGAAATTATAGAAGTACCTCCGAAAAGAGGACGTTCCTCTGTGGCGATAGACAAAAAGCCACAGGATAAACACCAGTCTAAAACATGCTGCGGGAAGATAATGCAAGAACCTAACATAATGTATTCACAGTTATCTAACGGTTATCTAACGTAGACATGATTTCTTTGTCCTCTGCTGCACTTTCTTTCTCAACACGTCTAATTGTATCATCAATTTGCGATCTTAGCTCAGAGAGCATTAAAACAACTTCTTTATTCATAAGTCAACACATTTAAATTAATACTTTAACTTTTAAAACTCTGTAACATTTCGTTTGAATTTCTCCTTTACTACCTTGAACACTAAACAATCTAACGTTCTTTCCCTTATGCACAGATATGCTTTACACATGCTTTCTAAATCTCCTTTACGGAAGGCACATCCGTTGCATGAAATTGTATCCCGTGGTATTGCTTGAATTGCTACTTCGTTTGCTGTGATCGGATGTACTACTTTGAACACCTCAAAATCTCTCACTTTCTTTTGCTTCATTCTGATACCTCCGCTAATGGTTTGTAATATACATCGTCTAAGTTTATATCTCTAAGACAATCTACACATCTGTTTCTTGAACAACAATCACCCGTAGGATATACCCATTCTTTGAATACACATCGTTCGCAACTATTATTAAATTCGTCTACAATATCATCCTCTACTACTATTGAAAGGATGAACTTTCCCGGCTCTCCCGGTTTAGGTATTTTCAATAGATCACCTACGTTATATTCCTCACCTTCTTTGTATGTTTCAAACGGTCTAAAATAAAAATTTCCAGCGGTGCAATCCATCTGTACACATGCGTCCCATGGAGCATTGTTAAACCAACAGTAATAGCAGCACTTAGCGCAATTGTTGTTAGTAGTTTTTTCTACGAGCAAATATACGCCCTCTCTCGTTTTGAGTATATCACCCTCTTTGTATTCGTCACCAATATTGTATTCAATCACTTCTTTCATAATAATTCTCCTTTCTTGTTACACGGCAGTAGTACGATTGATTTTCCGTCACTTCTTTCTCTCTCCACATATTACATTGCAACACTTGCCCATCAATACACACCCGTTACACCTGTTCGACTCAATCACTTTAGCGTATTTAGATTTTCCGGATAGTCTAACAATATCCCCCACCTTATATTCTTTTCCTGCCTCTATTTTTGTATACAGCCTCCCCCTTTTTACTTCTTGATAGCTTACACTATCACCTGTTTCACGCTCTCTCTCACTACATTTAACGTATGAACAGATGTGCAAACTGTTTTCTCCGAAAAAGCAATGTTCACACATGTCGTTTCTTTTGTCCTCAACACACCTTACTGTAACTTTATCCCCTTTGGGCGTTAATACCTCCATTTCCTCGCCTACCTTTAGGTCAATCGGTATCATTGATAAATCTAATTTCTTCATAATATTACTTTTTATACGTTTGACCTTCCTAAAAGTTAATTGCCTTCCTCTGTTAAGGCAGTTTATTTGCATACACAAGTCTTTTAATTCGCCTTGAAAAAATACGCAATTCTTGCAACCGCTATTGTCTTTCAATAATACCGCCTCTACCTTCCGGTCTATTCCCTTTCCCGGAACTTCTGCAAAAAATACTTCCCCCTCTTTCGGTACGAATCTATCTCTATCCGACAAAGATATTCTATTCATTTTTTACCTCCTTAGTTCTCTTTCTTTCTATTAGTTTAAACATAACTCTATTCTTAACACACTTAACGAAATAGGGACAATCTAAATCAACATTACTTCTATCATAAAAAGCACATCCTTGACAAGTCCCTCCTTCGTATGGAATCGTTTTTGCTATCGTTGTAAAATCTTCCTCTACGACACTTATAATATCGCCTAATTTTGGCTCTATTTTTTTTTATTCGCAAATCTACCTTCAACATATCTTTTAATATTGTGCCGGGATAATATCCCGGCTATTATTGTTATACTGATTTCAAACCGTTGTGCGAAATGATTTCTTTCAAGTCTCTGTAACGGATAGACGATTTTTTAAGTCTCTGTCTTAGCTTCTTAATTCTTTCTTTGTTAAACATACCTTTAAAATTTGTGTGGTTTCCCACGGTTATTATATCACTTTTAAGTCTCTCAAAATATATGCAGCTCTTTCGTTGCCGTTTTCGGCTGCTTTAACTAAGGCTTCATAATGTGATAGCTTGTTTCCTCCGTAAATGCCTGCGCTACGCAATAGGGATAATATTTTGGAGTGGCTTATCTTTTGTCCTTTATAAATGTAAGTAGTCATATTTTTAATTTTTATGTGGGGTATTACCCCCACTTGTTATACTTCTTTATATCCTCTACTATTGAGCCAAGACATAGCTCCCTTTAATGTTTTGAACAACTTGCTACTTTCCACAGCTGTACATGCGCTATATTTCTTTTCTCCATGTATAAAAATAGCTCCTTTGTTCTCACCTTTTTTAAATTCTATAATTTCCATAACTTTGGGTTTTAATTGTTAGTAATTTGTTTCCTTTTGACACTGCAAATATAAGGATAAGATTTAATATTGCAAGTTTAAATTTAATATTTAACTATTATTTAACGGTTAGATTCAATCTTTCGTTGCGAATCTTGTTAAGTTGTTCGGCTGCCTTTTTAGCTTCTTCTTCTGTAACCTCCATAGACGCCAAACTTTTATCATAGTTATCCATAACGAGATAATAACCTCTACACTTTTTCACGTAAAATTCGTTTGCCTTGTGGCTCTTTAGATACTTATCTACTTTCATGGCTTTTTGTATGTTACTTGATATTCATCATTTGTTTTACTTTATCCTCTCCGAAATAGTTAACAGCCTTTTCAATGTTGCTAACGTAGTTCTTTGCTATTTGGGGATATTGTTTCATTATCTTTGTGATAACAGACATTATTTCTTTTTCTGATACGTTTTTTCTTCTTCTCCAAACGATTTCAGATTCTTGCAAAATACGAGTCATAAACCAACCAAGATTATAGAAACTATCTTGCTTAACATTTTCATTGAAATAGCTAATAACTAACTGTCTGTTGTTCGCTAATACTTCTTTAACTTCAATTGCTGTCATAATCTTGATTTTTAATTGTTACTACTTTCGTTGTTTGACATTGCAAATATAAGGAGTTTATTTAATATTGCAAGCGAAACTTTAAGTTTTAACATGTATTTAACACAAAAAAGGGGGAAACTCCCCCTTTAATAACACCCTTCTTCGCAATGAATATCACACTCAAACCGCAAACACGCATAGGGATAAACGTAGTATTGATTATCCGTCTTTTGGATAGAAAACTCCTTGTATACGTTGTTGGCGTCGTGGAATATCTTTCTCACCTGTATATCACCGGATGGCAGATAAAGCTCATGCGTTAAGGCTCTTAGTATTTCGGACTTTACAAACTCCACGTTGTAGTATTCCGCACCCAAGATTTTACGGGTATCGAACCAAAAGATAATGCTAACCGTCCCCCTCAGATCGCCAAATCCAGATAAAGAGTCTCCCCCTTCGTAATCTTGTGAGTCGTGCATGTAGAAAAAGCAAACGTTACCCCGCTTATCGTCCGGCTCTAAGCGCAAATAATCATTTCCCTTAAAATACACTGATGGGGTAACAAATTTCCCCCTCTCGTTTCTCTCTACCAATTTAACCACGTTTCCGAAAGCGAAATTAAGCCATTTAAGCGATTTTGTTAGGCTTACTTGTAAATCACATATCGTTTTATCGAAAAGTGTCGCATTTGGTCTAATTATAGCCCTATCGTTCATTTAATATCTCCTTTACTCTGTTATATGCTTCGTATTTCACATAATCGTTAATAAACTCCGCAAGTGAATCATTTGTTAACCCGAAAATTTCAGCACCGTATTTTTTCATAAGCCAATTAGTTTTTTCATCTGAGGCTTTTATGTAAAACCGATCTTCTGCCGTCTCAACATAAAAAGATTCGTAAAACTCGCCTGTGTCTTTTAGCGTCACACGGTCGTACGGTTGCCTCTTTTCTATTTTGACTTGTATAGTTAAGGGTCGGTAGGGTTGGTATTCGTCTATACGAACACCTAAACGGTTAACACCCTTGGCGTATAGCTGATCTTGTGCGTTCATGTCAATAAGTATATTATCATTGTCACGCACAATCTTTTTTGCTATCTCTCCGGTGTCTAGTTCCTCACCTACCTTTTTAAACTTATCTATTAGACCGCTTATCATGTTGCTTTAAATCTTATCCCGTTGTTCCGGCAAGAAAGGCATATTCTATCCATCCCTTTTGTATCAATAGAAAGAGCCTCAAAAGCCTTCTTTAGTTCGTATCCGATACCCTGCGCACGTCCCTGTGAGTTTCCGTCAACTTCGTACAATAGCGTTTCACGGTCGATATTCAATTGATTGGCATTTTGCCGAACGTTCGGATTTAATGCAAGTTCCCGCAACACATAAGAAGCCATTTGCAGAGAAACGGCATGAGTGAAGGCATACTTAGACTGAATGATAAAGTCGGTTATATCACATCCTACCGATAATTGAACGTTCAAGCCGTAGCAGATTGCAGACGTATACATGTTCATTTCTATATTCCACATCTTTACGCCATCCTCCGACTGCGTAGAGTCAACTCTATACGGTGACACTCTGATATACTTTGTTAGCTCTCTCCACGCCTGCACGCTTCCGATATTACAAGTACCGCACGGGTCACGTGAAAAGTCCTTAGAGACGTTTATAGCATACATCCCCAACGGCAATTCTTTTTGATCGTAACACAAGTACCACAAGCCACCGGGTGAAGTTTCCCCAGACATATAAGGGAGTGACACATCGCTTCCGACATCGAACCATTGGTAAGAACCATTTTTAGTATAATTCAAATCAAACGTCTTAATCGGGTCTACCTGTGAGGTGTGCATAAGGTAAAGTTTTACCTTTCCCGGCTTGTTAAACTGCAAACCTATCTTTTCGATCTTGGTTGTTACCCCCATAGAACGGACTGGCAATATTTCATATCCTACAATGCTATCGGTAGGGTCAATCTCGTTATTTATCTTACCCGAACCATCGAAGAAGTTTGTACGCTCTAAAAGCGTCTTTGTTTCCCCTGCAATCAACTTTTCATTGATGAAGCGAGTAACGGTATTGGTGATCGCTCTTTCGTTCAATTCACGTAAATAATCGCTTAGTGGGTTGTACAGTTTCCAGTTATCACCATCGGAAGGCTCTACACCAACATTCTCTGTTATTGCCTCCCATACGTCCGGACGAAGCGTTAACACGTCCTTGCCGTAAACTACCTTGTCACCCGGCTTATAAGTGTCGGTATCCCGATACTCCGGATAACGTAAATAGTAATCAAGTGGCATAATAGATTCAATGTTTCTTAGCGTCACAAGCGGGTGAACGTCTTGAAACATAACACCACTATCGGACACCGTTAAACTTTCGTCTATCTTAGCGTCTCTATCGTACGACTGCCGCCATCCTACGAGCGTGGCAAGTTCTTTTTGTATATCCTTTAATCTGTACATGGTTATAAATTAAAAAAGGGAAGGGATTTTGTCCCCCTCCCTTTGTTAATACTTAGTTTACTTTCTCGTTACGCTCCCGGAACTTCCTTTGTGTTAACGGGTGAATCTGTTGAGTTCTTCACCTCAACATTAAGATTTGCAGCCTTCGCATTGACTTTAACATCAACTACGCCACCAGTAGCCGAAACCGCTGTACCTTTGACTTTATCCAAATCTACCTTCAAAGTAGATTCAGCAACCGGACTACCTCCGATTTTAGTAAGGTTAACAGGTAATTCGCCAGCCGGAGAACCTCCACCGATTTGAGACGCATTCGTGATGTAAACGGGAGTACCTCCAAATTCTGAATTTTCTTTGTTTACTTCGATCTTCATAATCGGGTTAGCGATTGTTTCAGAATCGGAGTTAAAAGCTACTACGAAAGCAATATCTACTGAGAAACCGTAGAAATGTTTAACGTCACAAGTCATATCGGCAGTAGCTGCGCCTGCGATATCTGACTGATCGCCCACTTCTTCGTAGTAGTGTGTTCCAACCTCTTTACCGAAATAAGGAAGAACAACTTTTCCAAATTCATGCGTGCCCGATTTAGTGTTGTTGTAGGCTGCACGGTCTACACGGGTCAACAAACCAACGTTACCCGATTCAACAGCATACATCTGAGCGAAGTTTTCCGACTCTAAAGTCATGTTGTTGGTGAAATGGAACACTTTGTTTGCATACTCCAACTGTTTGTTAACGTCATTGTACAAACCGTGCTGTTCCAGTTTACGCAACATTGAATCTACACCAGTGTCGCCAATGATATGAAGTTGACCGGAATAGTCGTTTGCACGGAACATCGGGTGCAAGTCGCTGAGGATGTCGTTGCGCTGAGTGAATTTCACTTGCACATCATTACCTTCTTTTGTGTAATACAGCAAGTTTCCGAACACTTGCGTTTTGTTTGCCTCCAAAGCCGCAATAGCGTCCTTATCAACGGTATCCATGAACTTACGGATGTGCTTTTGTAGCTTTCTGTTCCAGTCCTGTTGGTAATCGATTTCGTTGTTTGAATATATGTTCGGTGTCATAGTGAAGCCGAAAGCGTAGGTTTTCCAAGTTACACCGATCAAACGTGAAGTGTTTTCCGCATCTGCGATAACGCATGTGCGAGCGTTTGACACCGTTACATTTTTATCGTAATCAATTACGGGAATCTTAATATCGCTTCCCATTGAGGCGAACGCTCTACGCTTAGTTTCATCGGAAAGCATTGAGTCCATCGCATTTGTTTGAGACAAAAAGAAGTCATACGCACCCCATTCGGTCATGCGAGCCATGTTTTTGTCAATGTTAGGGTTCTTTAATCTAAACTCCTGTGTTCTTGTAGCAATTAACGACATAAATCTATTGTTTTAAAGTTTATATTGTGAGGGGTTTAACCCCCTCTTTGGTTATTCTGTTGGCAAATCTGCGATCTTGTTTTCAACCCAAATTTTATCAAGCTCCGTTTGATACTCTTCCGACTCGCTTGTATAACCTTTCTTAGCTAAATACTCCTGCGCAACCTTGTTTGCCTCTACTTTGGTTTTGCAACCGCTTAAATCAAGCAAGCTACCGTTACCCTGTCCGCCTCCGGAACTACCCGCACCTCCTGCCTGTCTACCTTTGTCAAGCACACCGAACTGCTCAAACTGTTGAGACAGAAGTTCTGATGCGGTAAACGGTTTCAGACTGTTTGCAGGGTTGTTGTAAGGAACACCGTCTTTCATGAAGATAAGACTTTCAGAACCTTCGTCACCTTGCAAAGTTGGTGAGAATTGAGTTTTAAGCAAGTTAACCGCCTGTTGCTTCACAACGTTTAGAACTGGCTCTGAAATATCTTTCTTAAACTTCATCCCCTGAATAGCGCTTGAAATGTAAGAAGTGATCTTGTAATCGTTCAACTTACCGTTAAACTCCTTTTCCTTCTCTGAAAGTTGGTTGTTCAACTCAGCAAATTTTTGCTTGGTGTCGTTTAGTTCGGCAGTAAGCTGATTGATTTTATCAGTATCCCGGTCGCCTCCCTTTTTAGCTTTCTCAGCTTTTAGTTCTTCTTTCAGATCGTTAATCTGTTTTTCAAAAGCTGAGGTATCAGATTTAGAAAGTTTTGTTTTGCCAAACTCAATTGCGGTTTTCAAATCGAGATCGGTTACACCTTCAATACCGAAAGCCTCCTTCATTTGAGTAGCAATACTATTTTCGGTTTCTCTCACCTTTGCCGCAACCGTCTGCGCTTCATCGTTTTTTGAAAGTTCCGAAATAGCGTTAAGAACTTCATCCGATAGCTCCGATAACGCTTTATTCTGTCTAAGCAAATCTACTGTTAACATTACTTTTCTCCTTTCTCTTTTTGTTTCTTCAACTCCGCACGAAGTTTTGCGGCTTCTTCACGTCTAATTTGCTCTCTCAGTTCTTCGTCTGCCTTCATTTTTGCCTCGGCTCTCGCTGCCAGTTCTGCGGCTCGTCTTGCCTCCGAAATTGCAGATTCATATTTAACCGGGTCGAAAACAACTCTCAATGTATAACCCAATCTTGGCAGTCTCGGCAAAATATCAAGTTCAAAAGTCTTTCGCTTGTATTTTTGCAACACCGGGACGCTGATTCTTTGCCCTGTTTTCGGATTAAATTCTTTCACTTCTTGAATAACGTGATACAATTTAACTTCATCCTTCGGGCAAACGTAATTACTTTCATTCAGTTGGTCTAACTGATCCGTTCTGTAAACCATTTGCGTACTTTTTTAAAGTGTTAATAATTATTTCAATTTTCTTTTTATAGTCAAGTGCAGAACCGAACTCAATGATATTCATGTTCTCTCTTTCAAATCTACGCACAAATGTAGGAAGGTTTAATTTAACTCGCAAATCTTCCTCACTTATAACGTTTTCTTTATACAGATTTACTGCTTCTTCTCTCGTTAAGTGTGAATAAGGCTCTATCTCGTTAAGGATTAATAACCTTTGCATCTGTGTAGGATCGTTCCGATACTCCGTTTCGATTATCTGTTGCCTCAGAGCGTCAAGTTCCGCCTCGGACGCTCCGGTTTCCTTCATAATCTTATAACGCTCTGAAAGCTCTTCCGGAGTATAGATATAAAATTCAGTCCCGTAGTTGATGTTACAAGAAACAAAGCTATCACCATAACGGAGTAAACAGATAGTAGAGTCTACGAATGTTTGCGCTTCCTCGAAGCCTCGTTTGATTCTGTTTAGTTTAGTCGTCAACGATTCAAAACCCGCTTTGACTTGCTTTTCGTTAATAGCCTCAGATCTGTTTAATTCTCCCTCCCCACCAGTTACCGACCTCACAAGCTCCTCTCTCAGCCTCTTTTCCTCGTTTACGTTATATTCGAGTGACCCAGTGTCAGCGGATAGCATAGTGATCGGGTTTTTCAAATCGGGAACGTTGTGCATTTCGTCCGGTATAGGTATCTCAACATAAGAGCCTGCACCCCGCAACCGCTTGCTTGAACAAATCGGGCACGCCATCGGTTTTCCGTCTACACCTGTGATCCACTCGTTTTTTTCGTTCTTTAAAAAACCATCATCACACCGTTCTTTGCCATCGTGTGACTCGTAGTGACAATCACGTTCATAACCGGAATAAATCGGATAAGATGCGTATAAATCTAAATGCTTCTTTGCAGTGGAATAATAAAGATACCAGTCGAAAGAGTCGAGTTCGCTCGTTATAGGGCTTATTTTAATGTCGGGTTCACTCAATGAAATAGAGTCAGACCAAAAGAAACGAGCCGGACAATAACCCAAATCGTGCATATTGTCAACCTCTAAAATCAAGTCGTTCTCCCTCGTTTTATCAAATCTTACATAACGTTCTTCATCAATATAGACGATCTTGTTTTCGTCCGTTACGTACATGATATAAGCCATCAAATTACAGTCTTTCCCACATGTGCGATAAGAAAGGACGTTTGTAATAGGCAACCAAAAAAAATACGGCTCTGGTTTTTCTCCTACCTGTACCTCCGGCATATCAACGACCAAAACAGAGTTAATTCTATGCTTGAAATTATCCCAACCGTCCGTACTCCAAACCGAAGGTTCTTTTAAAACATCCTTTCGGTAATACTCCCAGTCATCCCGATCCTCAGATGATTTAAACTGATAGTTATAAACCGGATTCCTACCATCGAAAACACGGCTCAGTTTGTCGAATATCTCAGAAGTAACACCATTTGTTTTAACCGGAAAATGGAACATAGATAGGAAAATATCATATTTATCTTTCGCTATCCACGTCTTAACCTTAGAAAGAAAGTCAATTACTGGCTTATTACGATCGTCACTCGTTCTCACCCGCGTATGAAACGCTATTCTTTCTTCGTGTTCCTTTGCTTTCGCTATTTGACTGATCCCCTCCGGATGTCTGTATATCTCCCTTATTTCGTCTAATGATTTTCCCATTTTCGTTTAATTTAAATTCTGAGTCCTCCGGTATATGCCACCCTCCATTGTTAACCATTCCCAAAAGTCTCTCAGCGTGTTCAATATCGAATAAACGAGTTTCCCCCAGTTCTTCACAACTGAGGGAAATATACGTTTTTTTAGCTATCATCCGCCTATACCCGTAGAAGGCACTAACTGAGTCAGAGGGTTAAACTCAGGTTTCACGATAGTGAAGTTGTCCGACCAATTAGGCATGAAGTTCCACGTAATAGCATTGCTATCCGGAGCTTCCAAACCTCCGATAGTCTTATCACCGATAAACAGCGACCAAACCGGGAAACCGTGCAAATTATTACCCGTCTTATCGCAAGCGATTTGACCGTTTCCATTGATAAGGAACACACCGATCTGCCCTGCTTCACACATTAACGCTTTCATCGCCTTAATAATGGTTTGCGGCAACTTCTTGAACGAAGCTGTAAACGGTGTAGACTCCGACCCTAAAATTTCTACAATACCTCCTGGTGTTGCGTTTCCGCCTCCATAAGTAAGGGCAGCGCCCGCCTCTACTGTCGGCTCGTAAATATAAGGCGTAACTACTACTTTAGTACCGTCTTTTGCCGACAGTAAGGGAGTCCATGTAGACAACTTTACGATATTTTCGGCAATCATAGTATTTGCAGTTCCTGCCGTTTTTTCGAGTCTCTGAAAAGCAAGTTTTTGAACCTGCCCGAAATTGTCGGGGCAGCTAAATGCGGGAATATCCGGAAGTTCTGCGCCTAAAGGACAATCACAATACAACATAATTATAAAAATTTAGTTAAACAATTGATTTTACTTTGCAAATATACCGTATAAACTTGAAAGTCTGATACATTTTCCTACTTCATCAGTTTATAACCCTTATTCCTCTTCTTTTTTGATATATAGTTGGAATAACTTCTTTCTCGACTATACCAGTTAAAACGTCTGCCGCATCATCATGTTTGTTAGCGGAAAATTCACGAAGGTAATTCGTTATATGTTCGTGGAATTTCGGGAAACGTGACTCCCACCCGTACGGCATAACAATAGACTGAGTAACGTTTGCAGCGTTCGACAATATACGAGCCTCTTTATTTAACCTTTGACAGAACCAATTTATTTCAGTCTTAGTTCTTGGACTGATGTTTACAGCGAAGGATCGCCCTCCGTTATTACTTTCTATATTTGCATAATCTGTATCATTTCTATTTAGCATGTCGGGAACACTTACTTGCGTAACCTCTATTGGCTCAGTCGTATAAATAATATCAGTGACAAGACAGAAAATAAGATGCTTATACCTTCTTTCCTTTTCATTCCAAACCGCTTCTTTTGATTGATACTTATCATAGCAAACAGAACAAAGGTAGTCGCTACCAGTGTCCGCACAGTCTGTATAGTTACCTCTTCCGATCAACACACCAAAATCGTTTTTATCGGTGTACGTTTTAAAGTTACCGTATAAAGTTCCCTCAGCACTACCCGGGTTTCCTTGGTTCAAACATTCAAATTCATTTCTATCAAGGTCCCTTTGTGCGTTCAACTTCTTTGCGCTATGTTTTTCTTCCCAAAGTGCTTCACCCGGCAAACGTGGATCAATTTCTGTTGGTTCTCCCACCTTTAAAGCAGGAAAGTTTATTTTAACCCATGCGCCATCCGGGATATTATCCAAATCTTCCCACTTTTCAACATTGATAACATTCTCTTTATCTTCGATCCTACCTATTAAATCATCCTTGTGCCATCTCGTAAATACAATAAGCTGTCGACTGTTATTGTGTAGACGGGTGGTTACAACGGTGGTGTACCATTTCCAAGCAGCTTCCCGGATAATCGGAGAATTTGCCTCCATGTGATCTTTATATAAGTCGTCCAAGATTGCTATATCAACAGATTTACCCGTCAAACTACCATTACGACCAACGGATATAATATATCCACCCTTCCCGATTGTTTCCGTCATTTTTGAGTTTCTCGCAAACGCTTGATACCTCGTTTTTTTTTCCTCTCCCATTATTCGGGTGTCGGGGAATAGGCTTTTATACTCCGGTGTATCCATGATTCTTTGTACATCCTTATTAAACCCCTCTGCGAGTGATGCGGCATAAGAACCGATCAATATCTTTAAAGACGGGTTAAGCCCCAAAAGGAAAGAAGGTAGCTTTCTACTGCTACCCTCGCTATTATGCGTTGGTACAAACGTCTCACCTACCAAATAAACACCACCTTCGACCTGTATACAGTTACCCCAACCCAAATTATCAACCTTTTCTATATCTGTTATGGCTCTACGCCTATTTTTAACAAGCCTAACAATTTTCTTTCTTTCAACCTTACAAGGGAAATTGATAGTAGGGTTAAAACATAATTGATAAACCTTTAGCTTTCCTTGAATACCGGATGTAGATAACTTTGGCTCTTCTTCATAGATGGCTGTTTTTTGCCCTAAACTATAAAGAATCTTATTTGCCATATCTATTATGTTTTTATTCGCATTAGCTATCGTAACACGTCCATTTTTTTTATATACCGTCCCATCTGTGTCTATTAAACCTGCTATTATCTGTTTACGAACATCTACTGAGTTAAATAGATAACACTCCGGTATATGTTTGTTTCTGATAAACCCCTCTTTTTTTAAAATAGAAAACAATTCGCTTGAATAAAAACGCCTCGTTGTACTTCCTTTATTTTCGTGAAATGCGTAAGGAGTATTATTTATTATACAAACATCATTGCAACCAATATGAATTAAACCACTATTCATATCACCATCTCCTAACCATGCACCTAAAGTATATGGATCAATCGGAACTTTTTGACTCTCAAATTGAGATACAACACCTCCATCAACTTGAAAATTAAAACGAGAGCCTCTCTTATTTCTCTCCCCTCTACATGTACCAATTTTATACATATACTCAGTTTCAAGCCTTTCTAATGGTCTACCGTGTTTTTTGGTATTATAAACTACCCATTCATGTTTGCCATGACATTCAACTTTTATACCATCACTAAACGTAACGACATACTGAGACTGACACTTTGGAGACACCCAAAGAACCCTAACAGGTTGTCCGAATCTGCCCAACACATAATCACCTACTTTTAAATCTCCATGCCTTTTAAAGCCTGTTGGTGTAGGTACTAATGTACTATCACTTAATTCTTTTCCAGTTTGTGGGGGCACTGTAACGATCAGTTTTTTGATCTTACCATGTGCAAACCTATCGAGAATCTCGTAGTATGTTTTGTGAAACTGACTCAGAACTATTTTATCATCTATGAATTTCGCATAGTTCTTAAACTTCTTCCTCGCAACATGCTTCACAATCTCAATAGGCGGTATTTCATTTACTTTTTTCACTTTTTACCCTCCGTATTTTGCAAAGAATCTGCCAATTGCTCTAAAACGTCCTCCGGAACATCCGAAAAATCGTATTTAGGCTTTTCTTTTTCTTTGTCTCCTACCAAGTTTATACATAGCGGAGAATCATATCCCAATAACCTTGCTTTTCTTTGCTGCACGTTGAGAACTACATTCAAGAAAGAAGGATCACCAGTTGTCGTTTCCTTTTGCACCTCCTTAGCTTTCCCTAAAATATACTTTGTCTTACATTTGGGACGCTTAGACTTTTCCCACTCTTCCCACGCTTCACGAGCTACATTATCCAAAGATTGAAGTTCCTGCGTAATATACTGATCTATATTATCAAACTGCTCTCTTTTCCACTGAGTTAAGCAAAACTGAATATCATTATACACTGTTTGATAAGTCACGGTATACGGCACTTCATCCGCCTTGTTTCGCTCGTTAATCGCTTCCGCTATTCTTCGATAAGAATAACCTTTCAAAAACAAATCAGAGGCAAAGGAACGATCTCTTTCAGTCTGTTCGTCCGTCCGGCTGTGCCTTCCCTTCCCTCTTTTCATTGAACCTATTTTTTTATCCATTTTAAGACGTATTTTAAAGTTATAATTTCTATTCGGTATATTGTACTATAAATCATATAATCTTTCAATATGCGCAAAAATAACACTATTATAGATAATATAAAAATAAAGTCACGCTGCTATATTTGCAACGTGACTTATCATTATTTGTTTTTGTTAGTATTTTGGTTGAAAAATAGACTCAAACATTTTTTTTGAGTACACCCGATATTCCCCATCTTCCAACAACACAATATATTGCTCAGGCTTAACACATATCGTATCTCCATTTTTTACCTTAAAATGAAGGGAATAAGTGCTATTCCTTATCCATTGTAGTCCCATATCTAAAAGCCTGCATTTTTTTATATCCGATAAAATAAAATTTTCGATATATTCGGCTTTAACCTCTCTTAGCTTTGCAACATACAAAGTTGCTTTATCTACCGATATTTTAGGCGAAGCGATTGATGCGGTTTTTAACGCATTTCTGATAAAAGTAGTATCAAGTTCAATCGTATTTTGCTTCTCGATAAGCTCATCCAGTTTTCTATATTCTTCTTCACTCAACAGAATATCACCTACTAAGAATTTACCATATTTGTATTTTAGAATCAATTTGATATACTGAATAGCCTTTAGCAAATCTTCTTCTTTGTTCTTCTTATCGTGCCTAAACACATATTTCATTGCGTTCCCCTCCAAGAAACCAACTTTATTCCTTTCTAAAAATTCAGAAAGCTGCATGCCGGATGTCTTGTAATGGAATCCCCCAACTTGGTAACCTTCCGGATCACCATAATAAACGCTTCTTCTTGCTAAATCAATAATTTTTTCTTCCATAATGAATTAATATTTTTTCCCATGTTTTTGACCTCTCAATTCGTTGTATCTTATTTTTGCCTCAATCGCTTTACCCAAATCAATATTATGTATGATCGCTATTGCTGCACAAAGTTCTATCATTACCATTAAATTTTGGCAGCAAGTTTTTTCGTTCAGAGTAGCCCATTCGCTTAAAATATAAACGTAATAAGCGAATGTTTTCGGCAAATCTTTCAGCATTTTCACTCGTCCATCAATACAATGCTTGAATAGAACTATATCGTTATTATCCTTGTTATACTTTCCTACTGCGTCCATACACCGGATAAAAACGTCTGCAAGTTCATCGCTAACAGTGTCTTTGATACATTGATTAAACTTGCATTGATAACTTTCATCATCTTTATATGCTAATACCCAAACATATTTACTATTTTCTACATAACGTCCTTTTCTCTCCGCCTCCATTGCCTCACACATCTCCGAAATGATTAAACCGAATATCTCCGGCAAAGATACATCTCTATCATGAAAACCTTTTGCTTTCATTCTTTCATGTTGCTCTGCATACTCCTTAGTTAAGGAAATTACTTTTTGATTAAAATCGATCATAATATTTAATTTATAATTAGTTATTAAAATGGTAAATCTCTAAATTTCTCACACGCCTTACAGTGGTATTTCTTGTATTCTCCTGTTTCAAGACACTTATATTTTCCCTTATTACATTTACTTTCAAGATAGCAGCAAGCACCGCAATAATAATGCTCTCCATGATTTAACGCACTTTCCAATTTTGATATGTGTTCCATTATACCGGAAACTTCTTTCTTTAGGACTCTTATCTCTTTCTCCTTAGCGGATATTTCTGAAAGTTTATCTTCCAACATTTCACGGTTGAACCCCAATCTACCTAACAGTAAGTTACCAAATTCCATACTTAACCCTCCTTTTTATTTCTTCGTTGTATATATCAAGTTTCTTTCTCTCAAATTTTATTCGATCGCCAATTTTCCGCAACTTCTTTCTTACTAATCTGAAATCGTCCTCCATTGCCTTTATATTCTCAGTCGATTTTCTGATAGTTTCCGAAATAACTTCGTTACTCACCGATCTTGCTTTCTCTACTTCTTCATTCATGGTTTATGTCTTTTAGCCCTACTATCCATTCATTAAGAGGATATGGAATATTATATTTCTTCATCATCTCTTTAGCACTATTCCAGTTTTCTAAAGATGGATCAAAACCTTTCAACTTATCAACTATCCTATCATGCGTATTTTTAGGAGTTTCTCCCTTTTCAACATCCAAAGACATTGCACGGAAACCTGTACTTGATTCTGTAACCGATATTTTATTGTCATTCTCCCAATAAGTAAAATACTGATATGCGCCACATTGATACATGAAACCCGTTACAGTTCTTACCACTCCCTTAAATGTGTCATTCCCTATGTTTTTGTACATTGCTATTTTGTACTGACCGGATAATCTTCTTTTTTCCATAACTATAAGTTTAAAGCGGTATTTCTACCGCAATTATTATACTACTTTTAAGCCTCCTTGTAACCTCTACTATTTAGCCAAGAAATAGCACCTTTTAGAGTCTTGAAAAACTTGCTACTTTCCACTGCCGTACATGCACTGTATTTTTTCTCTCCATGAATAAAAAGTGCTCCTTCGTTTTCGCCTCTTTTGAATGAAATAATTTCCATAATCTTGTTATTTAATTGTTGTTACTTTGTTTCCTTTTGACATTGCAAATATAAGGATAATATTTAATGCTGCAAGCGAAACTTTAAGTTTTAACATGTATTTAACACAAAAAAGGGGATGCAATATACATCCCCAATTTAGAAATCACCTTAAAACGGCAAATCATCATTTTGCGTAAACATCTGCTGAGGCGGTTGCTGTTGACCGCCATAACCTCCGGTTGCCGACTGTTGGTTTCCGTTGCCTCCGGCTTGTGGCTGGTTTCCCTCACCTGCTTTTCTTCCCATCTGCATAGACATAACAACGATCTCAGAAATAGTTCTTTCAACGTTATTAGAGTCGGTATATTTCCGATAGTGCAAACTACCTTCTACGTATAACTCCATTCCTTTGGTAACATATTGTCCGCAAATCTCAGCTAATTTGCCTTTAAATGTTACATTGTGAAAGTCTGTTTTTTCCGGCACTTCGATGCCGTTACTCGTTTTATATGCTCTTTCGTTTGTTGCGATAGAAAGATTACATACTTTCCCTCCGTTATCAAAGGTTTTTACTTTCGGATCAGCACAAACACGCCCGATCAACTCGATTTTGTTTAAGTTCATTGCGATAATAAATTTGCTAATGTTGATAATATGTAAATTCCAATAAATACGATAACCATAAGTCCGGCTATTGAATCAACCTTGCTGCTTTCGGTTAACTTCTTGCTAACTTCTTCTACCGTACCTTTAACTATATACGGAGTGTCTTTATTTGAAACGAAAACACATACCGTATCTTTTGAATGTCTTATTATTGACCTTACGAAATTAGGGTTAACCATAAATTCGCTACCAAAATCTTGTTCTAATTTTACTAATTTCATTTCTTTTGCAGTTTTAAACTGTCCCTTTTGAGGACTTTTATTTTTTCTAAATTACTTTGGTATATCCGCATCCCCTTGCGGGTATTAGCGTGTTCCCAACGATTGTGACAGTTAAAACAAAGTATGTTTATGTTACGAGGATCATGCGCAATCATTGGGTTCGATCCCCTCGTTATAATATGCGAAATATAAACGGCTGAGTACCCTGCTAACGGCTTTAAACATTCTTCACAATAGTGAGGCTTAATATCCCACATATACCGGAAGAAACGTTCATTTTCCCTCTGTCCGTGACCCTCTCCGAACATCCGTTTTAAATATTCATACCTTGTTTTAGGCTCAATATCGAAATTATTATTGAATAGCAATGGGTTATACCCCCTGCTTAAACAATAATCTATTTCCTCAAACGTATCAATCGTGTACATCTTCTTCGATCAACTCCGGCTGCTCAACTTCTTCATCATCAAAAAACGTATCATCACCCTCCAAATCATCATCGGGCGTCAAACTATCATCCGGCTCTGCTGTTGCTGTCTCACCGAATAGCTCCAATTGTGCACGCTTGTTTTCGAAAAGGTATTTGAAAATTTCATCTTTCAGTGCTTCAAAATCTTCTTGTAGAGCTATTTCAAATTTCAACCCCTCACCGTCCAACATAATTTTGATCGTTTGCATTTTCAACCGGGATAAATCTACGCCTGTGAAAATATATTTGAAAACGATTGTGTTCTTTTGGGGATCATAGACTATCTCACTAATCGCTATACGGGTTACAAGCGTTTCAAAATATTCATCGAATTTTCTACTTAACTCATTGTCTATTTTTGCCAAATCAGACAAATAGGTGATGTTCCTAAAATTCATTATTCCCATCAATTCAACAATATATTGTCGAAGCTGATTTGCAGCAATTCCTAAATCTCTATGCGGATATTCGGGGCATTTAACCTTGTGAAACGTCTTTGTTTCTTCACCATCAACCAAACGGCAATCATTGTAATCAACTTCTAAACCGTTATTCAAGAACTTAACTCTCTTTAATTCAAAATTGTCTTTTAACATGATACTTTATTTTTTAATGTAAAACTCACAGACCCTCCCAATGTTCGGGCAACTGCATAACTTTTTATCTCTCTTTTTGCAATAGCAAATCAAATTATGGTGATCTGAACTGAACCTACACTCCGTGCAATGAACAAGAACAAGATTCTTAATCTTCTTTGCCATCAATATACTTTTGCAGTCGTTCGTCTATAAGCCGGACAAACTCTACTGCTGTCATATCTTTCACATCTAATTCGCCTTGAAAACGTTCATGCGCTTTCATAATTAAAACCTTCGTGCGACCTATCAATTCGGGTAAACCGTGATTTTTATAGGCGTAAAGCTGATGGATAATGCAATTTCTTCGAAGTGATACATAACGGGTAATATCCCTATCTATAATTCTCTCCGGTGATATACTTAATGCCTCGCACATCAAATTGAACTTTTCTTCCAAAGTCATTTCTTCATTTTCTTTCATCTTACAAATCTATTTGGTTCTTCAATATAAATACTAAGCTCTTCTGCTGCAAACTGCTTTAAAAAGTCTATGTATTCTACAAATTCACTATTGCTTAAATCAGTAACTTTAACTGAGTCCTTTCTATACTCACCAGTTTCAACGTCTACAACTTCACCCATCGTAATAGGACAAATACTACGCATATAAGCCTCCGTTTCTTCTTCGCTCCACCTGTACCCATTTTCGCACATCCCTTTCTGAAATTGGGGAACAACGTATTTAAAGTAGTATCCCCGCAAAGATGAAGAATCAGACCGTTCTAAAATGGTAAACTCCGCAATAACATTTTTCCCTGCGTTGTTCTTCATGAACTCATTAAGCTCTCCCATGTAGATGGATAACTTACCGTCCTTAGTTACCTTCCCGGGTATCGTTATTTTCTTTTGCTTCATCTTCGATCACTTTTGTAAACCAACTGATAAACACCTTTCCGCATACATCCGAAATAAAGTATCTCAGACTTGCAGGCAACTCACTCTTTCTGTCAAGTATTAGCTTAAATTCTGACACAAGTTGGTCTATATCCATTTTCTCAACTCTGTCTATTGTTATTCTTTTAGGGATACCGCCATTCTTCAATATTTGGAAGGATACCTTTTCCCGTTTCTTTTTTAAGCCCTCCCAATAAACAGAAAGCTCTTTTCTATACTCCGGTCTATCCAAAACCTTTTCTACTGACTGTTCACTTAATTTTTTGCTAATTTCCTGCATAATTAATTGATTTTATGTTACTACTGTTTTTATTTCTACGCTGCAAATTAAATCAAAACTTTAAATTCACGCAAATAAAAACGGGTAAATCTTTCCGAAATACCCGTTATTTAACTTTTGTTAGAAAATAGATAACTGCTTATCTTCGATAACCGATAGAATTTCATCTACTTTCTTTTCCGCCTTTTCTTTTCTCTCTCTGTATCTCTCCCCGAATCGCTCAAATCTCTTCTGTGCACTTCTCAATTCTTTAACCGATTCAATTAGAGCGTTTTTTAGATCGTTTTCTTTTGAATCCATATCTTTCTACGAATTTAATACTATCGTCCAACATAGGGGGAGAAAATGCTATTTCTGTGCTGTTTTCGTTCTGCATGTTACTTGAAAACCAATCGACATCACAAATCATCTTCATTTGTGCGAAGCGCAAAATACATATAGCGTCACTATTCCATAATTTTACGTTTGCGAGTGGGAATTGCTTCATCGCATAATTCAGATACTTTTCTTTTCTATCCTTCTTTTCCTCTTTCTCTCCTTTCTCCCTCAGATTTAAACCACTTTGCCACGAAATAGGCGCACACAGAAATAAAGGAATATCAAGAACGAGCGCACAACATACAAGGTAGTTGTAGTTCTCCAACATAGTTGCTATTCTAAATTCTTTCCCGCCTCCGGAGTCACCCCCACGAACCGAAAGACGCTCAATGAATATTGCAGGGCTACCGGAACGCTTTACTTTTTGAAACACATTGAAAACACCTTTTGCAGTTCGTGGCATGGGGATAGTGATAAGACTATTACCCGGCTTATATACTACTATCCCACCAGCCGACACACCCGGGTCTATTGCGCAAATAATATCTATTTCCATAGTAACAAGAACCCTTTCATTAAAGATTTTGCCTGTTTTCGAGAAACACACAAATAGTTAATAGACGCATATTTGCAATACAGAGTATAACATCTCTTTCCCTCCTTTTTTCTCCTTTCGTATGTTAACGAGTCAGAGACATAAACGAATTTATCGGAAGGCTTTGTAAGCCTTATCCGATAACCGTTCTTTTTTACTTTTCTTCTATTCATAACTTTTGGTTTTATTGAATGTAGTAATACAACTTCCAAATATTATCTTCTGATCTATCACCTTCATTTGAAAAGGCTAACATTTCATCCCAATACTGGAATAACTTTCTTTTCTTGGCTATCAGTACCGCACGAAAATAAACTGCTTCGTGGTCTATCCCAAACCTCGAAATACACTCTTTTTCGAAAATTTGCGCAAAGCTATTTACGGGTCTACCTTGAAATTGAAACAAAGCTTCTTTCTTGTCTGCTAACGTAGGTACTACCGACATATCATATCCCAATCGTTCCATGTACGCAAATGTAGACTCGTTTATTATCCTGTCACGCTCTATGCGGAAACGTCCCGAATACTTATACTTCAAAAGGGCGAGAACAAAATTGTATGCCTGCAAATTCAAAAACATCTTTTCCTGTTCGGGTGTCGGCTTTGGCTTTTCGTCCGGCATAATCTGAGAAACTCGTTCCATCGTTTCAACCTTTCGTTTCTTATACGCCTTTAGAACCTTTGAAATATAATCAACCGAAAGAGAGCCATAGTGATTTTTGTCCGGACTACCGTATCTGTCTTTTGGCAAAAACGGGTCGAGTTCCCCAACAGCAAGTAACCGCCATGCCAAACGAATTTCATTGAACGATAGATCATCGAAATACATATCTATCACATCACAAACAGCATAAAATATACTTCCTGCGTCCCGGACATCCGGCATTTTTAAACCAGTCTCTAAACATACTCCGTTAAGAACCTTAGAAAAATTATCTATTCTTTTTCTTTCGTCTGTACATTCGGACACCAAAAGCAAAGTTGAATCACGGAATATCTTTTGATCTACTTTTGATAGCTGTCCGAAGTTGCCACTTTCATAAAATTTTCGGTTCTTCTCTATAAACGATCCGCAACCTTCGTATTTTGCTAATTTTCCGCCCGAATTTTCGATTTTCTCCAAATACATGATACTTTTATTGTCTTAGTGATTAAAATTGAAATTTAAGCCTTAAAATGCTATGTAAAGTCCTCCGTTAAATAAGACTGATACATCCTGCGCTGTTCGTCACTCTGAAAATACGATTTAGTATTGTTGGCAGGCTGTGTATTTCCGGATACTCCCGTCTTTTCCCGTAGCCATTGCATATATTGTTTAGGCGTTGACTCGTATACCAGTGATGCCCATCCCTTAGATATGCTCTGATTTATCAATAGCATAGCAAAACCTTCTTCAAATTGCGCAATCTCGTTTAGGTTTGCTTGCATAGCTGTTAGAGTCTTAGTCTTTACCCGCCACTTTGGTTGGGTCATTAGCACATAAAAGGCTTTTTTAAATTCCTCCGACTCGAACGGGAATGTTAGCTGAGTAAATAGCTTATCTGTTCTTTCGATCGTTTTCTTTGTTACATCAAGACTTTTAGCTGTAAAGCCGAACGCCTCAGAGGATGAAGGCTCGTTATTCGCTTGAGTTCCGAATAAGTCTGTTTCTTCATGCGTGCATACACTATCTTTTTCCTTAGAAAAAGTAGTGTTATTATTTAAGTCTTTAATTATATAAGTATTTAATTGTGGCGGGTTTTCCGGATACGGTTTTTCCGGAAGCGGGTTTTCCGGAAGCGGTTGCAATAATGCTTCATCTGAAAAACAATAAGAATAGCCCTTAAATTTACCGTTATTATCCTTTTGTTCTGACACCTCGCAATACCCATAATCTTTTAGCTCCTTAATAGCCGAATATACAGCGTCTCTGCCCTCTTTTGTTATAGACAGTATCCCACGAATGGAAAAGTCCCAATCATCCGGTAAACCCATTATAACAGCTAAAATACCTTTTGCCTTACACGACAATCTAATATCACGTAAAAATACGTTTGAAATAGTTGTATAATTGCTATTCCTTTTTCTTGTTATTATATTCATTTTAGTCTATTCTTTTTAACCCCAGTGGGTGACACAATATAGAAACATCTCTTATAGTCAAAAAACCTCTTAATCTCACAAATAGAAGAAATATATATACCCAATTGTTCAACATCGTATGTACTTGATTTCTGTATTCTGATTAAGTCCGGACTAACATCTTTAAATGTAGAAAAGAATCTACTTGCTGTCT